TAATGAACTTACTAGTGTTTTTGGTATGGATGTTCATACGCTCACGAAAGAAGGGTACAGACACAGGCACAGAGATTGAGTTGATTAAACAAAGATTAAAATTCTGGAAGAAATGATAAGCAAACTAACATTAAACGACTTCTGCTATATCGTAACCTATGGCAGATACAACGCCCAAGACTTATGTATTGAGTTCTCACTAACGAGAAAGACTATGTTAATCCCAATCTACAGACTCAATTAAAAACGAAACACTATGAAAAAAGATACTAAATGCAGTTGTGGTTTCTCAGGTGATGGCTCTATTAAATCAATCACTATGCGCCCACTAACTAAAGAAGAAAGTAACAACGCTAAATGGGAGAAAGTAGATGTTAAGCCAGTTAAAACAACATTTAAATTCTGGTTTCCACTAACTGAGGATGAAAAGCAATAGGGTAGCGACCATCGCTCATAAATAATAGTTGTTTAGGTTGGGGTGATGTCGTAAGGTGTCACCTCTTTTTACGTTCATCTATTTTTTACTATCTTTGGATAAACATCAACAGGCTATCTACAGTGGCAATACAGAGGAACAATGAGCGGAACAGATAATTTAAAACCATTCAAGAAAGGCGAGAGCGGGAATCCCAATGGTAGACCCAAAGGAAGCCTAAACAGATCAACGATAGTTAAAAAATGGTTATCGGTACAAGGACAAGCAGATAACCCTATAAGCGGTGAAAGCGAAACAATGAGTCAAGAGGATATGATAACCCTAGCACTTATTAAAAAGGCTCGTGAAGGAGACACACAAGCGTACAAGGCATTAATGGACTCAGGCTATGGTGCACCTAAGCAAGAGGTTGAGAATACCAACATCAACACGGATATTCCTATATCAAAATGGGTAGACGGAACTACAAAAGGTTCAAAGAGTATGGAGAACTTCGATCCAAACGAAAAAGATTAGTACCCACCGCGTGTAACTTTGTGCCTTTTAAAAATTAATCAGTTATTAGTCAAGCAGTTAGAAAACTCAATCCGAAATCAATGATGAACACATTTAGAGAGAAACACAAGAAACGTAATGAATTGAAAGTGTACAGGACTGTAAATAGTTTGCAATGTGATTGCGGTGGTACTATCAGTTCGTTTAATCTAAACGCTGTACGGGCTAATAGATACTCAGGTGCTAGTGTTAGGTGTTGCGGTAAGTGTGGCAGGTGTAATTCACAAACTAAATGAATATAGACGAAATCTTCAAACCGTTATACACTAGCAAAAAGCGTTACTTCTTTTTAACGGGTGGGCGTGGATCGACTAAAACCTATTCAGTACATGACTTTGTTGCTAAGCTAACATACGAACAAGGACACGGCATACTGTTTACTCGTTATACAATGAAGTCTGCGGAGAAATCAGTTATACCAGAATTTAAAATGACTTTGGAGCGTTTAGGGATAACAAACGACTTTCACATAACACAAACAACAGCAACAAACTTAAAGACAGGTTCTTTTATATTCTTTTCAGGAATAAAGACATCACAAGGCGACCAAACGGCAAACCTTAAATCACTCCCAGGTATTACAACATGGATAATTGAGGAAGGGGAGGACTTCAACGATGAAAAGACCTTTGATTCAATAGATGATTCTATACGTAAGAAAGGGATTAAGAACAGGGTAATATGGATAATGAACCCAACAGTTAAAGAACACTTTATTTATACTCGGTGGGTTAAGAAGTGGGAAAAGCAAGTGAGTATCGACGGGTTTAATTTAATGGTTGGCGACCATCCAGAGGTAGAGAACATTCATAGCACGTATCTAATAGCAACGGATTACCTATCTCATTCATTCTTAAAGAAGGCTTGGAAGTGGCGCACAAGAGCGTTAACGGGTCGATGTCCTGTAGAGGATAGGCAATTAACAGAAGACGAATGGGAACAAGCAAAAGAATGGTATTTAAGTAATTATCTAGGAGGTTGGAGAGATAGAGCAGAGGGCGTTATTTATATTGACTGGGAGGTTGGAGAGTTTAACGATTCGCTACCGTATGCTTATGGTGAAGATTTCGGCTCTAGTGATCCTGACGCAATTACAAAAGTGGCTATAGATCACAACTTAATGAAGATACACATACACGAGGTACACTTTAAGAACAATACAGGAACATCTCAGTTAATGCAGTACATACATGAGAAGGTAGGGTTTGTTGATTTGATATACGCTGATTCAGCATCAAGGCGATTGATACATGATTTCCAAGATGGCATGCACAGTCCAAGCGGTGAATGGTTATGTGGTGTTAACATGTTGCCCGTTAATAAATCCAAGGGTGCAAAACTTAATTTTGTTGCTGACTCACTAAATAAGTGCCGTAGTTATACATTAGTATTCACGCCCACTTCAATCAATTGTTTAGAGGCTGTACGTAATTATGTATGGCATGATAAAAGGGCGGGAGTTCCTGACCATTACATGAGTGATTTACCTGATTCGTGGCGTTATGGAATAGTTGGACAACTTAACGATTAGTGCTTAAATAGAAAATATCACTAATTATTTGTAAATTTGGAATTAAATTAATATGAGACAATGGAATTCAAAACCGACGACGAGGTAATAAAGTTTCTAGAAGACAATATCACAGCCCCTAATTGGGTAGGTGTTGCGAGAACAAAGAGTGAGGAGTTAAAAGCCCTAGTAAGCGGAAAGAATTTCGACAAACTATTAATTGAAAAGATCGATCATATAGAATCAGCGGATAGAGCAGCAGCACGAACAAAGTATGCTAAGGACATTAGAAGTGTATTCGAAAGGATCAACCAACCAAGAATTAATGTCTTTTCAGCTTCGGGCGGTGAGATAGTTAACAAGATTGAATCAACAGTCTTTAGCGATAAACTCGTATCATCGTTAGCACAATTCAAAGGGCAGAAATCAATTAAGAAATACTTATCGGAGTCGTTTTTTAGGTTAAGAGACACAGACCCAAACGGGGTTCTATTCTTAGAGTATACAACAGGAGAGAACGAAGATATTTATCCAACGTACAAATCTATTGAAGATATCCACTCTTATGTATCGAATGGCCAGTTAGTGGATTACATCATATTTAAAGCGGTTAAACAATCAGACTTTTTAGTATGGCGTATTGTAGGAGACAAAAAAGATTGGAGGATTAAGCAACAAGGCAACTCATTTACTGTTATTGAAGATGAAACGTTTGAGCATCCTTTTGGAATACCTCCTTGTGTAATACTATCCGAGATACAAGAAACAGGCTCAGAGGTTCGTATTAGTCCATTATGGCCAATACTTAAAGACGCTGAGGACTACGCACGAGATAAGTCAGTGTTAACGATCTACAAGTTCACTACTGGTATGCCTAGACACTTTAGATTTGAAAAGGAGTGTAAAGCATGTAAGGGAGTCGGTAAAACGGGAACAGGTGACAATGCAACTAGTTGTGAAACATGTGGAGGTAAGGGCAACATGAGAAAGAATGATGTAACTGATGTTACTATTATCGAAATGCCTAGAGAGGGTGAACCAATGATAGCACCAAACATTGAAGGGTTTATTTCTCCTGACCTTGAAACATGGCAACAATATAAAGACGATCTAAAGGACAACGAAGACAATATGGACGCTACCTATTGGGGAACGCGTAGAATGAAGGAATCAACAAACGAAACAGCAACAGGTCGATTTATTGATGTGCAACCAGTGGAAAACAAACTAAACACTTTCACCGATTCGGTTGAGTGGGCACATAACATGATAACAGGGTTTGTTGAAAATTGGGTATTCAATACGGTAAGAGAAGAACACGAGTACCATACTATTTATGGGCGTGGTTACATCTTAGAAACTCCTGACTTATTACTAGACAGATACAACAAATCCAGAGAAAGCGGCTCAAACAATACAATACTAGATAAAGAGTTATCGGAATACATAACGGCCAAATACCAAAACAACACAATGTTGATGGAAGAGATGATTAAAAAGGCAACGATTGAGCCTTACGTTCACTTAGGTATAAAGGTTGTATTTGATATATTCGGCAACGTAGAAGCAAACAAGAAAGTATTGTTTAACGACTTTTGGGAGCAAGTAGATACAGATATGGAGGTTGAGCCATTACGCAAAGCCTTTGACGCTTACTTCGCAACAAACAATAAAATTAAAGCCCCAGAGGTAACACCACCAGTAAACAAGTAAAATCAAATATATGTTAATAACAGAAAAATACCCTGCCGTTGTGGCTACTCGGTTTAGACTACAGACTAGAACGATGGTAAAGGTAGACGGTAAACAAAAGCAAATCTGGGACATCAATTGTAAGTCTAGGATTCACGAAGGAAAGAAGCTACAGATTTCAGGATACATCGAAGAGATGAACAGTATTGATAGCAATATCTATTTTGAAATTGATGTAGACGCAACAGAGGAGGCACATGAGTACTTGGCTGAAAAGTTAAAGGCTAAGGCATTAAAAGAAAAAGACTCAAACCTAACGACAAACGAGGCAATTGGTAAACTAGCTGAGGCAATCTCAGAGGCTAAGACACCAAAGAAGGCTAAAAAGGTAGAAGCACCAGAAGACTTAAACGATGACATCGACGAAATCCAGGAGTTGAGAGCTGAATACTTTGAGTTGGCACAAAAGAAACCACACTCTTTATGGAAAGAGACAACATTAAAGGAGAAAATAGAAGAGTTAAAATCATAAACAATCACAATGAAGCTAAACATCAACGGAGTGACGGTAGAGGTAGATATTACTACCCTGTCAAAAGCAATCGAGGACAAGAAAGAAACGTTTGATATCAAATCAGATGATATTGTTCTACGTACAAAGGACGCGCAGGAGTCGTTTGAAAACAACATTAAGTCAGAATCACAAAAGATAGGTGAGGAAATGGGACGTAAAGACGTATTTAAAAGCCTTGATATTGATATCGAGGGAACGGGTGCACATAAAACGAGTGAGAAATCAGCGGAGGCACTAAAGACATGGAGTAGTGAAGCGGTTACAACAGCGGTTAAAGATGCTGGTGTTGATCCAGATAAGAAACTAGACGTAGCAAACGAAGACATTCGACTACTTAGAGAGAATCTATCCACGGCCAACAACTCGGTTACAGCATGGGAAACTAAGCACAACACACATTTAAAGCAATCAGGTATCCGTAAAGACATCGTTAAGTCATTAGCAAGCGAAACGTTAGCCTTCCCTATTGAGGACGTTGTGGATTTAATGTTGCTTAGAAACAAATTCGATCAAGACGAAAACGGTAATACTTTCCAAGTTGGACAAGATGGCAACCCAATGAAGGATGCTGATAGAAACGTACTACCATTATCTAGTTCAATGACAACGTTCTTTGATAACAACCCTACATACCGTCAAAGCGCGGGAGGTGGTGCAGGAGGTGGTGATTCAACAGGAGGCGACAAACTACAAACATTTACAGAGTTCAATGCTGAGATGGCGAGTAAAGGCGACCATCCATTAAACGGAGATAGTTACCGTGGCGAAATGGCTAAACGACAAGAAGCGGGAACGCTAGAGCAATAATATTCTTTGTTCATATAATTAAACCCTGCATTAATAGTGTGGGGTTTTTTATTGTGGTAAATTATTGTTATATTTGTACACACTTAAATAATTATAGGTATGAAATCAAAAAGTAAATTAAACTCACTTCCCTTTGTTTTTGGGTATTGTGGAGTTACTCACTTAAAGGATGGAGATAAGTTTCTAGTAGACATTCACGGCAAGCAAACAACCTTAGATAGAAAAGATATGACAAAGGAAAGGTTAAAAGAATTAACTAAAGATCATGTTGTAGATAGTATTATGGAATGGTTTAACAACAGAAATCAAGCGAACTAATGAAGAACGAACTAAACTACCTAAGCGAGAAGATACTTAAACTAGAGGTTGATTTGAGCTATCTCGACATGGCAAACGAAAGCGGTTGTACTAGAGACACGACAAAGCTAACGGAGGAAATAGAACTCTTAGAGAACATATTGAACGCGCTTACTATTAACGATGAACAACACCACTTGGAACAAATAAGGTTACTTAGAGAAAGTGGGTTAAACGGATAAACTAAACAACTATGGAATTATTCTTAAACATACCATTCAAAGAGAATGACCCTGTTTACATTATAGAAAGAAGTAAAATTGAAAAGTATTTCTTTAAAAATGTTTGTGTAGATATTCATATCCAGAATCCTGATTTAGATTTTAGCCACGCGGTTTTAATTAATGTAGACAGGTACAATAACGGAACAGATTTTAGCGAGACAAAACTATTGCTTCGTGACTGCTTCCAAACTAAAGAGGAATTAATTAAACAACTATGAACGATTTAATATTATTAGCCTTTATAGGTGTTGGAATAATAGCGGGTCAATGGTTGGCTTTCTATTTAGAGAGATTAATACACAGACGTAGAGATGCCAATTACAAACCTTTAGACATTACTAACGGTATCGGTGAGATTAATTATTTTAAACATAAAGACAATTTCTACACTAAAAACTAAACAACTATGACATGTCCAAAATGTGAAAAGCAAAATGATAGTTGCTTCAAGTACTTTCTTGATCAAAGGAAGATGTATCGACGTAGAAAAGCCAAATGTATGTCAGATGGTGAAACGGTTAAATGTGGATACTGTAGGGGTATCTCTCACATGGACAATTGGAGTGACGAGTGGGGGCAACCTGAATTAAACGAATCTAATTAACTATGAATTTAAACGGACAATGTGAGATAGCATTTAATGCGTGGTACAATCATATAGATTATGTCGATTTACGAATGAGTTACGATTCATTTCTACTTATGCCCCATGAGATGCAACACGGTGTTAAGGTGAAGTTCTTCGACAGCGTAGGGATTATTATAGACGTTTGTCCTTTGGGTAGTGAATCGTTTTTATTTAGAATCAATTCAGTAACTAAAGGAAGCCGAGCAACTAGACCCGTGGCAGAAACCAAAGCCGAGCAGAAGGCTAATGATATTTTTAACGAAAACAATTAACTATGGAAGCAACAGACCCATTATACGCTTGGCACATGACACTATTAAGCCCTTTGGTTATCGCTGATATAACAATTAAACATTGTACATCTGACGGTAAAGTGTTTGACAATGAATTCGAAGCCATAATACACGATAAAGAAGTATGTAGAAAGGAATACTATAACATGCTACTATCAAAACGAAACTACTTCCAAAGGTTGTTTAACATGACTCCAAGCATGAGGTACTACGACAATATTATTAACTGATAACGAAAACAATTAAGTAATTAAACAAACCGAATCCTAGACGGTTTCTAGGTAAATAAATAAAAACGATATGACAAGAACAATTAAAGTAACACAAGCGAACACAGGTAGAAAGTGGCTAATACCAATTTCTGAATTGCATCACTCTAGTGAGATACAAGAAGAGGACTTAAAGAAGGAAATAGATAAACTGATGAAACACGACGGAAGTGAATTTACTCACCAACCATCAACGGTTGTATGGTTCACGCACCGAGACAGTGATGATTGGGATAGAATACTAGTTAAAGAATCAATAGAAGATATTGAGTACATGATTAACACTCCATACAGCCCAACAAGTAGTGAATAATCAGTACATTTGTATTACTCGTAGAAGATAGCAAGGTGATATAAGAAGATAAGCGCAAAACCGTGTGAAAGCGATGCTCTGACCAGCGACAACGGAACCTTATCACCAACACAACCAAGTAAGTGTTACGTCTATTGGAAGGTTATCGAAGGAACAGCCATACAGGTTGGTAAGCGTTGAAGGAGTCGAATCCTGAGCACAAGACATAGTTGGCGATACCTCACTTGGGAGCGAGTAGTAAACCCTATCATTAATTTGGTAGGGTTTTTTAATGCGCTATAGTGACAGTATTTTAAGCAACTTTGATAAGATTCTCGTCATTAATAAAATAATTCTTATATTTGACTTATCCAACCGCGTTGGAACGTCTATCAGAGAACCGCGTTCTCATCAATCATTTACATAAAAATTCATAACAATGGCAAATTTTGACACGTCCGCATGGGCAAAAGGTCAGTCTCAGTTGATGAATATCTATAAAGACGCAGAGATGAGAACCATCGACCCTGTTGTTCTACGTATGGTACTCTCAACTACTGGTATAATGTTACCAGACTATAAAGCATTAAAGGTATCAGAAGACAGACCAGTAGAAGGTAATTTTTTAACTAGAACTTCAAGAGCATTGGGTACGGGTGGTAGAATCCACAACCATACAGGATCGCAAGGAGTTTCAGCAATCAAGTCTTTCACATGGTTAACTTACGATGATAAGATTGTAACTACTGTAAAAGAAGCAAACAACTCTATCTTTACGCTAGAACAAACACAAGCAAACAAACTTCAAAACGTTTCAGAGAATTTCGCTGAGGATTTAGAAGCTAAAGCAAGTGCGTTTATTACAGCAAACAGAACAGAGGTAAACGTTGCAACAGCAGAAGGGTCTTTTGATGCTATCACTTTCGCATTCGAGATTACAGAAGCAACAAACGGAAACAGAGCAATCCAAATTACTAAATCAGTTATGAAGCTGAACAAGTACGCGAAGTTCAAGTACGTAGTTGTTTGTGATACTGTATCATTCAACAAGTTTGAATTCGACGCAGCACAAGGAGCACAAAACAGTACTAACCTTTCATTCCAATATCAAAACGTAACATTCCTTCATGACATTAACTTGTCAGCAGCAGCAGCAGCAATTGACGCAACATATACAAAAGGGTTTTGGCAAGTAGTTCCAGAAGGATCGGTTTCGGCTCTTCCATGGATACCAATGCAAAACGCACAAGGGTTGATTACACCAGAGAGTATGTACGCTAATATCTTTGATCCTTTGACGGGGTTACAGTTAGCAACTCACTCATACTGGACAAGAATTGACGGTACTTCGTTAGGTGGAAACACTCAGGATACATCTTTAGAGACACAATTCTCTGTTGATATCGCCTTGAACACTGTTCCATTGACGACAGCAGATGAGTCTTCTATCTTCGCATTTGCTCTAGTTTAATCGTTGATGTTTAGCGTAACTAAAATAGCAAGTCTTTATGGGGCAGTCGGAGTTCGGCAGCCCTTTAATGTTGCGTACGCTATAATTGACGCTGCAAATCAAGCGAGTACATCGGGACTGTTTGTAACTGATAACCCTATTTGCAAAGTTGAGTACTTAAAGGATTCCCAAGATTACGCAGAGATTAGCGATTCTGACTTCAATTTGTTCCTAAGACGGATGCAAGAAGATAGTATCGTTAGTGTTGCAAGGTCTGTTTTTAATGAGTCGGACTATGTAGATAGACAAGTTTTATACCCATACGCACAAAACAAAGTAAACACTGTGACACTTCCTAGCGGGTTTGTTGGTGAACGAATAGAGGTTTCTATTGAAAAGAATGTAGCCTTTGAGATTACACGCATAATGCTGGATTTCGATGGTACAGGAGATTTAGAGATTCTTTTATTTAACACATCACAGACAGCACCGATAGAAAGTGAAGTAGTTACGATCACTTCAAATCACCAGGTTGTTGACCTTAATTGGAAAGTAGACAACTCAGGCGATACATACAAAGGTGATTATTACTTAGGATACCTAACGAACACGGTAACAATCGGAACTCTCAAGCCTTATGCTAGGGATTACGACAGAGCCAACATTCGAGCGGTTACGTGCATGCTTAACCTCACACAAGTACAGTTTGTAGGTCAGACAACGGCAACGATGCCAGACTTAACGACTAAGGAAGGTATGAGTGATTCGCATGGTATGAATCCAGATATAACGGTATACGATGATTTCACTGATTTGATCCTACGAAACGAAACACTTTTTCATCAAGCTATCAACTTGGAGATGCAGATTAAATTCTTAGACACTTATTTGAGTACGTTACGGCTTAACGGCAGTGAGCGTAAAGCAAAAGAGATGGCTATACAGATTTTGGTTGAACTCAACGGAACGAATAGAGAAGATCAAGTGAAGGTTCAAGGGCTTAGAAGTGAGCTTTTCGGATCAATCGCAAGGATACAAAAGGAAATTAAACGCCTTAACGAGGGTTACTTCGGGGGTAGAATTATGACCTATACAATAACGTAATGGCACTCATTGAAAAAACAAACCCAGTAGGATTAGATTTGCGTATAGCGAAGTTTAACGCGTACCTATTTGATAGACTTGGTTTTGCTGACGATGTGTATGAGAGTTATCCACGGATTTACTCAAATAAAGCCATAAGAGACGGGAGAGAAATTGTAGTACCTGAACACTTTATAAGTGGAAAGGATTATAAGAACGTTGCATTTGATGATACGTTTGCGCTCTCTTCGTTTTACTATCAAGACACCCAAGATACACACGCTGAACAAGTTGGCACTGTACGGGTTTCTTTGATCGTTCAAGCTCAATTAGACAAGTTATATCCTAGTGCACCGCACAGGTTTGACGAAGAACTAAAAGGGCGTATTGAGCAGTTGTCTAATAAGTACTACGCATACGATCAGTTTAAATTGGTCGATACGTTTATAACAGTAGATAACGTTTACCGTGACTTTACGACAAGTCATTTAGAATTTACAGATATGCACCCTTTTTACGTGGTGCGTTTTGAATACTTAGTTAGGTATAATCCTAACGAAACATGTTAAATTAAATAAATAGAAAATATGGCAGTAGCAGGATGCTCGTGTTCGGGCAAACTAGGAAACACAGGAATACCAAGCGTTAAACCGTTTGGAATGACTAGTGGAATTGTGATGGTTCCAATTCGTGCAGACGATGGGACAAGAAACGGGTTATCCATTTCATCACTAACATTAGGGCAAGATTGGGTAGACTTACTAAACAACCCTGACCCAAGTAAAAGAGGTTATCCATACCTAGACTTAAAGAACGTTGTTCATGAGGAAACGGATGCAAACTTCGAAGAGGACGACAAAGGCGAGCGTTTCAAAACTAGAGATGGTATCAAGCGTATCACTTATGAAAAGTGGGAAGTTAACGAGCAGTATTTTGCTAAGACTTCATCTGCTTGTGTTGAGTTTGGTATTTACGAGGTTGATGTATGTGGAAACATTAAAGGTCAATTAGACGGAGATAACTTATTCCCAAGACCAGCAAACAAAGGGTCTTTTGATGCGAAGTTTACTAACGCAACGGCTGATTTAGGTTCTAAAGTAATGTTCACTACTGATTACAAATTCATTACAAATGATGGTAATCAATGGATGCTATTACAATCTGATTTCATCTCTGTTATTGATCCGTTAGAAGGTCTTGGAATGATTGACGTTGTATTCACTACTATCACAGTAGATTCACCAACAGCGATTACAGTACAAGCAGACTTCCAATATGGCCCAGCAAATGCGTTGATTCCATTTACGGGAGCATTACCAGCAGATTTCTCTTTACTGAACATATCTACTCCAGGAGTTATTGTTGTAGCTACAGCGCCTGAGAGTTTAACAGTTCCAGGAGAGTATGAAATTACTTTCGCAGCACAAACTACTCTTGATGTTGTTGAGTTAGACGCTTTCAGAACATCTACAGGAAGTCTTGTTAATGGTTACGAAGGTATCGAGAAAACATTCGTAGCACAATAAACACTTGATTATGAATATTGAAAAAGTGATTAATGTAGAATACTTTAAGACAATATCTCTTGACGAGGCTTTAACGCTCAGAGGTAGTATCTCGAAAGAGGACATTACCAAAGTATGGAAGAAACTAAACCCTAAGCGAAAGTCAAAGGTTAAGGAGTCAAACACTGAGCAAGAGTCAGAATAAATTAACGGGGGTTACTTCGGTAGCTCCCTTATTTCTCTTTTATGGCAATAGGACAAAGTAAGTTACACACTATGTTAAGGCGGGGTCTGTTGTTATCGGATTCAGTAGCATGGCTTGAAACGTTTACACCTAAGACAAAAAAGGAGATTATTGATTTAGTTCGGGAAGCGCAACTTAGAGCAGAAGGGATTGACGGAAAAGGGAATGAGATAGGATTCTATTCGTTTGCCACACAGATAGCCTCTAACGGACGAAAGCAACAAGGCGACCACTACACACTAGAAGATACAGGGGAGTTCTTTAGATCGATGTTTCTTAGGGTTCTATCCAACAGTTTTGAGATAGTGGCAGACGGTCAAAAGGAAGATGATAACTTATTCGATAAATACGGGGACGAAATAATAGCATTAACGGATGAAAATTTGGAGAAAGTTAAGATTATGGTACGTGAGGCGTATGTTAATTACGTCAGAAGGATACTACTTGGAGTTAGATGATTTGTCTCTGTTCAATTGGGATAAGGCTAAAGCAGGACTACCACACTTTTTACGTAGAGATTTAAGAGACTCCAAAGCACCTTGGTTAGTTATTCAGTTAGTAAAGCCGTTTAAATGGGTCTATTGGAAGTTTAACCACGTTCTAAGACTACGTAGAGGTGTTATTGATAGTTATGTATTCGAAAGGTTATTTAATAGCCACATAGAAAGGTTTGGCCAACCCTCCACGCACAAGGATTATTACAAGTGTAAAAGACATTTAGTCAAGTTAATATTTCAACGCATTATCACAGGTGATAGGTTTATAGATAACCAAATTGCGATTGAGAGAATCAACTTAGCAAACTTAGACCCTTCGAAAACTAAGGGCATGACAACAGATGAATGCTTGTCAGTGTTAGCGAAATTCCAAGGAGTTGGCGTGATACACAAAAAAGATATTACAGTAGTAGAATTTGAAAATTTAATGAAGTCTTATGGCAAACAATCCAGTAAATAAGAACGACCTCATTAATGGCGACCCAATAGGGGATATAAAACGCGATCTTGATTTAGCGGTTAAATCATTGAACGCTTTTGATGATGAGTTAAAATCTATTTCCAAAACATTAAGCGGTCAATTTAAGAAAGCACAATCGGATACATTAAAAGGTATTAACGATTTGAACCAAGCCGAAATAAAGGCAGAGAAACTGTTACAGGAAAAGAATCGTACTGAGCAAACAACGGTTAAACTATCCGAGCAGAAACGAAAAATTCTAGTTGCAGAAACGAAAGAAACCGAACGACTCGCAAGGGTTAAAGAACGAGAAACTAAAGCAACGATTAAAGCACGTAAGGCAGTAGTTGATTCACTTGACCCATTTAAACGACTCACGAAGCAAGTAAACACGGCTCAGATGCGTTTCAAAAGCCTTGCAGCTCAACATGGTGTTAACTCAAAACAAGCAAGACGAGCAGAAAAGGACTTTTTAAGACTAGATAACCAACTAAGAAAAATTAACACTAGCGCAAAGGATGGGCGTAGAGATGTTGGACGTTATGGATTAGCCACTGAAAAGATGGGGCTTTCTGTACGTAAGGTTACGGGGTTACTCGCTAAGTTTGGTTTAGCAATGGGAGGGGCTGCAATTGTACGAAGCACTTTCAATATCATAAAGGACTTCCAACAGGCTCAGGCAGATTTAGCGTCTGTTTTAGGTGTGAACGTTACCCAAATGAAAGCGTTAACGGATCAGGCAAAGGAGCTGGGCAGCACTACCCGTTTTACAGCGGGAGAAGTTTCAAACCTTCAAACCGAACTAGCAAAATTAGGCTTTACACAAAAACAGATCAATGATATGACCCCCGCAACCTTAGCATTAGCAGAGGCAACGGGAACGGATTTAGCAGAAGCAGCAACGGTAGCAGGGGCAACTTTGAATGGGTTTGGTTTAGAGGCTAGAGATACGCAAAGAGTTGTAGACGTTATGGCGAAAGCGTTTAGTTCTTCTTCTTTAGATATGGCTAAGTTCTCCACGTCAATGGCTAAGGTTGCACCTATCGCTAAAACAATGGGGTTCTCTTTAGAGGAAACTACTGCAATGTTAGGCGCACTTACTGATAGTGGATTAGACGCAAGTACAGCGGGGACATCATTGAAAAACATGATGCTAGAGGCTAAGAAAAAAGGATTAACATGGGCACAGGCATTAAACAAAATCAATACTGCACAAGATAAAGCGTCAGCATCTTTAGAGTTGTTTGGTAAACTTGGTGCTGCTTCGGGTGTTATACTTGCTGAAAACCAAGAGAAGGTTGAAGGTTTAACGGTAGCATTGAAAGACTCAGAGGGTGCAGCAGCAGCAATGGCAGACACACAAAGAAATACTTTGGCAGGGTCTATTGACTTATTAAAGTCTGCTTGGGAGGGATTAGTTCTTTCTATGGATGAAGCGGGGGGAGTTGGTGAAAAGCTACGTAATGGAATAAGATTTTTAGCGGATAACTTGCCGAAAATAATTAGCCTTGTATTTAAATTGGTTAAGGCGTTTGCCGTGTTTAAGGTAGGTATGTTAGCTCTTAAATTAAGCGACCAAGTAAAAGACTTTCGCGCATTGTCTGCCTCAGCGGGGGGAGTTGGTAAAGCCTTAAAAGAGTCTAGCGGTGGAGTTGGCACGTTTGGAAGAGCGTTAAAAGGTTTAGCCTTAGGTGCTGCTATTGCTCTATTGGCTACATTAGCGAAAAAGTTCTTTGATGTTTCAACAGAAGCAAGGCGAACGGCTGGTATCATAGCGGAACTAGCAAGACGAAACGACTCAGCGAACCAAGCAGCACTCAATTGGGTTAATCAAATCCTAGATAAAGAAAAGCAATTACACTTAGACAGAATGGCGGCTTTTGACAAAGAGTTAATCGAGTTGAAGAAAGAGGGTAAAACTGCCGAAGAAATCGCTTTAGCTAAACATAAAGCATTAACACTTTCACTGTATTTACAAAAAAACGCTATTGGAACACAGAAAGGAATGTTAAAAGGGTTGTTAGCTACAGCCCAAGCCGAACAAAAGATATCCGATCAAAGAGTATTAAACATGTCTGAGGTTGAGAAAGCACAAAACAAAGCCGCATCTGCCTTCGGATTAACATCTCAACCTGAGGTAGTATTAACATCTAGGAAAAACGATGCAGACGTATTAAGATATACGGAAGAGTTAAGATTATTAGCAATAGAATGGAAGGTTATAGATCAAGAAGCGACTAATGCAATTGCAACTTTTAATGGATTTGGTAAAGTAACAGAGAAAGCAACAATCTCAGCCAAAACGAACGCTGAAAAACAAATTAGCCTTATCCGTTTAATAACTGATGAGAGAATCAAACAAATAGACGACTTAGAAACGCGAGATATTACACAGCTTAGAGTTTCGGTTGCTAGAATTATTGAAGACAAGAATTTAACGAACGCATCAGAAGAAGAGAAAGCAGAATTTGCTAAACAGATTAATATTAATCTTGCTATTGAGATTAAAGCAATACGTAAAAGATTTAGAGACGAAGAGTTAGAAGCTGAAAGGGTATTTCAAGAAGAGTTAAGAGCTATAGTTTTAGATTCTGAACAATCGGAACAATCACAAATTGATAGAGCATTTGAGCGCGAAAGAATAGATAAACGAATTGAACTACTTAGTGATTTTACATTAAGTAAAGAAGAGGTTGAACGAGAATATACAAAGTTCTTATTAAAGCAAAACGAAACACGTCTTCTAAACGTAAAGAAAGGGTCGGACGAGGAAAAGGCGATATTACTACAGAACGCTGAACTAAGAAGAAGTTTACAAGAAGATACTACAAAAGACGCTGAGGAAGAGTTTTTAAAAGCATTTATTCAAATTGAGCAGGCAGTTACAGACGCGCTAGAAGATGAAATCGACAAGCGTATTAAGATGAAGGAGGACGAAAAGAGAGCAGCCAAGGACGCGCAAGACTTCTTCCAACAGTTAGCAGCGGAGGGAAACATTGAAGCACAACAATCTATTAAAGAACAAATACAAGCACAGAAGGAAGCCCAAAAGGAGATTAACCGACTAGAGAAACAAAAGGCAAATCTACAATTGATTAGTGCAGGATTGACAACGTTTACCAAACAGATTGAAGGAGGCGCAAAACCTGGGGAGGCATTAGCGACTACAGCATTAACAACGGGCGCACTCACATCGTTACTTTCGGGATTGATTAACTTCTTTGCAGTAGGAACAACGAACGCACCAGAAGGGTTAGCAGTAGTTGATGAAAAGGGCGCTGAGTTGATTACGGATAAGAAAGGAAACATTAAATCTTTTGGTACAAGTGGAGGTGCAAGATTGACACATTTAGAGTCAGGAGATATAGTACACACGGCAGCACAAACGGCTAATAAAATGGCAGGATTGGACAACGCAAACAACGCACAGCAAATGTCTAGTAAAAAAGATAGTGCAGGGAATAGTTTTGATTTACTCTCATTGCAAAATAGTATCGGTAAGTCTTTTGATAAATCAATTAAGAAGATGCCACATAGCAACACAGATTGGACAGGTATAGCACAGGGATTGGCTAAAATTACTGTTGAAAAATCAAGAGGTAATGATGTACAACGAACTAATTACAGAATATAATGGCTCAGATACAGTTTATTCTTGACGGTCAAGCATCGAGTCCAAAAGGGCGTAGAACAGATGATAATAGCGGTTTCCAATATACGTTTGATTTCGGAGGCTCTAGGACTAGGTTATTAGAGTTATCGGTTTCAGACCTTACGTTTGTTACTGATGATTACACACGAATTAAGAACTTTCGAAATACATACGGGCGTTTTGTTGGTATGCCAATGAGTATAGTATATTCAAACGGTGACACTATTAGATATTTACTAAACTTTTCAGCAGAGAGTTACCGAGAGGTTGAAGGTACTTCTATAACAGTTCCTTTAAAGCGTTTGAATGGTACGGATACATTCTTTGATAATGCAGACGGTGTATCATTTTCTCGCCTACCTTGGCAGTCCGCTGTTGATTTTGTTGATGTTGATTATGTAATTATCCCAGAGGCTCAATTTAGTTTGTTCATATCGCTTGCAATAGCAACTTTTGCACTAGCACAAGAATTAGGAAAGGCAGTACAAGAGATTCAAGAAGGAATTGCAGATGTTGTAGATGCCTCTATACCCGTTGGCCTACCAATTCCAGCACCGAACTGGGGCGCTATAGCTATAGCGGTTATTAAGTTGGCAGCACGTATCGCATATGCTATTTTTATCATTATTGCATTAATCAAGTTGGTTACTCAGATAATGAACATTATAATAACGCCTGTTCGTCAGTTTAAAGGCATAAAGTTAAAGCGTATCATTGAGCGTACTTGTGAGAAATACGGTCTTACTCTAAGTTCAACGTTATTAGATGCATTAGAACCGCTTACAATACTACCCTCGCCACTAAGAAAGAGTAACCCTTCACTATTTGAAGAGTTGTTTTTACCTAATACATTAGCGTTCACAAAAGCATACTTAACACCAAAAGATAAGGTTTGTTTATCTCCAGGTCAATTAATAAAGATTATAGAGGACGTATTCAACGCGGAAACGGTTATTAGAAATGGCGTATTAATCATTGAGAATGAGGATTTCTTCTTGGCTAATCCTACACAAAACATTCCATTATCGTATAATATACAAGAAAACCTAACACAATCCAAAGGAAACAATAACAACGAGATACTTAAAAGGATTCTTATTGATTACCCTACTGATCCGATGGACGTTAATACTTTTGATGATACGGCTGATAGTGCAAACGAGGTGTCTAGTGAAATAATCAATTCTTTAGGTGCTGAGTATGAACTTATAAAAGGCGTGGATTACCAAACAACGACATTTGCGAGAGGTACACCAAAAGGAACATTAACATTTGTGGAACGTGCAGCGCGAGAGTTTACAGAAGTGGTTGATTTCTTTGCAGGAACTAATTTTGAGGCTATAATCTTAGACCGTAAAAACAATCTACAGATAAGTTCACAATATTTCACTACTCCAAAATGGCTTTGGATGAAGGGAACGAAGATAGACCCTGCGCAAAATGATTTCATTGGAGCTAAAGCACTTGCATCTTATCATGAGTCACGCTATATCGAGAATAACCAACGCGATACATTTGAACAAATGCCGTGGGCTGCAACAGAGGAGGAAATCTTCACTATACTAGATAATAGGTATGTACAGTTAGATAGTGGGTCGGTTGCTAAACTAAAAGTGGTAACTTGGAGCGAGGAAACGAATATGGCACAGGTAAACTATGAAATAATCGTACCTTCGGTGAACGAACAAACAATAGAATTAGACGCAGGATGATAAACGAACAAGACATATTAAACCACATGAAGGGCATGGGTAAGAGCGTGAATAATATATTTGACGCTTGTAGTAGTTCAGAAGGTATGTTGTCAGAGTTAATGGCTAATCGTGAGAATATGCCAGAGGGTATGTTAGACCAATTGGATGAGTCTTTAAAAGAGATTCGTTTGGGTAAGTCTAAATTGAAAGGTGAATTGAGTAATATAGAAAAAATCTTTAGTCAAAATGGGGGTAACGGTAGTAAATAAGAATTATTCAACAAGGAACTTTGCGGGGGGTAATAACTTTGCCTTGGCTAATGCTACGCAGTTTGTAACTGATACAATTGATATTGTTGAGGATTACGACTTCGAGAGTTCAATGCAGAATCAAGTTTTGATTGTTTCGGAGTTCACTATGCAGGTTTTAAATGCTAGTTGGACAGAAAAAGGGTTGTCTATCGGTGACGCTATAGAACTTAGTGGAACTATACAAAACGGAGGAAGTACAACGGTTTACACCTCATTAGCAACAAATATAATTGACATACAAGGTGATTTACTTACTATTGATACGTCTTTAGGAATAGCACCAACACCACCACAAACCACTTCTTATGTAGTTGGTCAAATGATGCCAGCACCAAGTGGAGCAACTTCGAATACTACATTGGTAATCGTTAATACTACCGTGGTGGCTTCACAATCGATTGAGGTATTCCATAACTTAGTACAGAATAACGCTCAGGGTTCGGACTTATCGTTGTTTGATGGTGAGGTAAACAGATTTAGAGCAGATAGTTTAATTGCCTTGGCAGTTGCGGGAACTATCAACATGACCCAAATGGGCTTTCAATCGGGTGGTACTTACAAAAGTGTTATCCTAACGAGACTTGCAGACGTTAATTCTAAGAGATCATACGAGATAGAGTTTATTTACGCCAATCCTTACAAGTTTGCGGACTCTGATTTTGACGAGCCAAGCCAATATAGTGGGAGTGCATCTCTAAAGCCTTATTATCGTTTCTTGTGTCTACCAGTATCGAATAACCCTAATAGTTTCTTAGAACTTACCCACGCGGTGCAAATGGGTAATCTAGGTTGGTACGGTGAGAACTACAACCAAGGAATTAATACTTTTGTGGTTGAGTCGGTTACTATTACAGATGTATCATTGAATCAGTTAACTGTTCCTGATTACTCACAAACAAATATTATTACCGTTGTAATTTCGGGAGATGATACATTCTTGGAAAAGGTAGAAGGTGAGTTTTACTTAATACCACCATCCAATACAGTTAAGGAACAACCAAATTCAAATGGAGATAATATATCTCTATCTAATTTCTTTTACGATACTACAGGCGCACCGATAATTGAAATAGATGTATTTGGAAATAACCTTGCTACAATTCCTTCATTATCACATAGTATAGTATTAGGAGTTAACGAAATAACAATATCTTTTAGACTTAACCCAACGGCAGGATTTGAAACGTTGTTGGATGGGATGAATTCAAACGAGAGATTGTACAGAATTGCCTTGAACGTTGAGAGCCACGGAGGAACGGCAAACGAGAACAACGCAGTATCGTTAATTGTTAGTGAGGGAATAATGGAGAAAGCCCCTTTAGTGGGTGGTGATTTCACAGGGTTAAGGTTAAAGCGATACTACCCACATAATTCTGACATAGGAGGCGCGGGAACATTCCCATATTCAGGAAACCCCGAAGATGATTTATTGTTTTTTGCAAATATTGACTTTGAAAAAGATGAAACGTGGTTAAGTGCTACGTTAGATGTTAGAATAACTAGAGACTCAGACGGTGCTTTCTTTATACTTGAAGATAGGTTTATCCCTTTTGGTTCGTATGTAACAACGCCTGATGGAGTACAACAAATACAATTCCTACAGACAATACAGCAGTTTTTAGATTCGCCAAATAGAAATAAAGTTTCTATGTCGGTAAACGGGAATGATACTCCTACTACTTATGAGTTAGATATTACATGGTCGTTAATGATTAATTGGCGTGAATGGATACCTAAATCTAATGCGTTTATTGATTTCTACGATAATACGCTACAGAATAACGGGTTGAATAATGAGTGGATGCGTTATTTAAGAGTGGCAGGGTACACGCTAAGTACAGAAGTTACTCTCCTTGACGAAGCAAATACAGCGTTTAGGTTTGGAGCAGACATTGAATTGGTTGATTATGATGTAACTCCTGATATTACGACTACAGTTCTTTACTATGACGCAAGCAACAACGCAACAACGGCTTTTGTAGAGGGTGAAACAAACAGAATTGAAGCGACACACGTAAACAATTTGATTAATTGGGATCAAGACAACACATGGGGTTGGAACTCTATACGCCCATTTGAAGGGGAACCAAACAAAAGAATATCAACGGTTTGGCCGTGGACTTCTCAAAACCTACCATTAAAGCCATTAACAGGAGAAACGACAGCAAGATTAACTTTTCCTGCTCTAAATATTGCCGTTGTGGATTGTGATGTAGATACAAACTTATTAGAGTCTGATATTTCTAGTATAATTGTAAAAATAGACGACACAAAAGGTAATTATAACGTACATAAAGAAGAGATTAACAGAGTGAGGCTTCCGACTGTTGCTACTGATACGGATAGAGGGGCGCAACATTGTAAAACCCCAATTAGAGCATTTGCAACGTTGGACAATGCAGACTTGGATAAAAATTCACGGCTTGGATTGGCTTATAAGTTTGATAGTTTCACGGTAACATTGATTCGTAAGCGCGATGGTGTTGAAATATTAGCCCCAGGGATAGCGGTATCGTTCCCTTATCAATCGGATGCGTCAGGGTTTGTTATTGATTGGAGGCAAGTTACACGAAATGGAGGTACTGAGATAGACCAAGGTTGCTATAGAGTACGAGTTGATTGGGTTAATTCTATTCGTTCGGGGTTCTTCTATGAGTGTGATATTGAACTTTTGGAGTACAACAACTTAAATACAGAGGGTTACGTTAATCTTTTTGTTGTGTTGAATGATGCTGTAACAAATGACGGTATCACAATCAATTATAAAGACTCAGGATTTGCCACAACGATAGCTTTTAAAGGAATATTTGGGTACATGCAACCGAATTACCTCACTACTAATAATGTCTACGCTCCTGACAACACACGCGGAAAGGTTAGAATACTGCCTGTTAGGACTTATGAACTAAGAACGGATTACTTATTGTCATGTGCTACACAACAGATTGACGAAAGGTATTTACTCGCTGCTAATCAAATCTATATTACTGATTGGAACGTTACAAACCACGTACAGGAAAGGTATACTAATTTCCCTATAATCTTAACAGAGGAAGAAAGCCCTAGTTTTGAGTATGATACTAGTGTTTATGCTAAGGTTACGGCAGTGTTTAAGGATAGACAACAATTGCAAGAAAGCAAGTACGACGGTAATATAAAGGGTTCGGATAACATTATACTCCAATTACCTATTATTATTGGCGTTCCTACTTCATGTCTTCCCGCAACGGTTGAGAATTCAGACCAAACCTATCAACAAAGTGTTGTGAGTGGTGCTACTTTGGTATTGCCTGACGTTACATTTGATGTATACGTTAACGCTGTACTCGATTCGTCCGTAACAGTTCCATCAATTCAAGATACAACAATTAACATCACACCATAATGACAGTAGTAAACATAAACTTAAACAACGTACAAGAAACTTTAGTAAGTGGTACAAACATCAAAACCATTAACGGGGTTACTATTCTAGGTGCAGGAGATTTAGAGGTAGGATTGGGTCGCAATGATCAAGTTATAACGGACACAGAAAGAGTTATAACATTATCAGGAGACACGGATGCGGAGATGTTAACAATAAAGAACGACTCTTTAGCAAGCGTGGTTGCTTTCCAAGGTGATAAGGGCGTTAGGTTTTACGGAATGTTAGGGATTAATGTAGCACCATCTACAACAAGCCAAGTGAACATTGTAGGTGATGGTAGTGTTTACGGAATATCGATGTCTTCAACTAATTCAGGAGCGGGATATAGACACCAAGGTACAGGAGGTACTACACCTTTTCAGTTTTTAGCGTCAAAAGTTATTACAACGGCTTTTCATGCGGAAGGGTCTGTATCAGGGACAGCGAATAGATGCGGTTTCGATGCTGAGTTTATAACTACCAATTCAGGTGATAACGTTTGTTTTCGTGCCAACGCGGTTAATGCGGGTGCGGGTGAGGCCGTAGCAATAGACATTGTAGCGGGTTATATCAAAACCAATGCAGGAACGACCACTTGGGACGTTGGAGGGGTTACAAGCGCAGATAATTTAACCATCTCAGGTTTAGAGATTCGCGGTGATGATAGCGTTTCAATTCCTACGGGTGTTATGGGTATTGGTGCAACTCCTAACTCTACTAGAGGGCTTTCTATAGTAAGTGGAACAGATTCAAGTTTATACATTGAAAAATCACAAACTAGAAACATATTCACACGTAATAATTCAGCAAACGGTAAAGGTGTACAATCAAGAACAGCGGGAACAACAGGTACAAACTATACTTTCTTTGGTCAGTCAAACGGGACAAATGTAAGTGGAACTAATGTCAGTGCTTATTTAGAATCTAACGGAGCATTAAATAATTACGCTTTATGGATTGCCGCGGGGAATATCCGCGTACCATCGGGAGGTATAGGACAATCTATCACGCTTAACTATAACGGTGTTAATACGGGCGAAGTACTTACAGCGACTTACGAAGAGGGTATTCTAATATCACATACAGAAGTACCGTAAAATACTTACATTTACATAAACAAAAAACAATGGCATTAAAGATAGAAGCAACAGACGAGAAACAAATACTCATCAAAGGTACAGCGGTACAACTAAACGAAGTCTACGCGAGAATTGAAACTAGAAGTTTTAGAGATGGTTCAACTATGGAGGTCTATTTAGAATATTACACGACTAAAGAACAATTCGAAAGTAACGAACCAATCGCTGTTGATATTCCATTCAAAGGTTTTAAGATTGTAGACATGTTAGACGACGAGGAACAAGGTATTAACTTTGCACACGTTAAAGCAATTGCGGTCTTTACGGAAAACGGATATCTTGCAACTGAGGTGTAAGGAGATTAAACACATTACAAATGGCTAATAAATTCATATTTAAAGTTGACGGTGGACAATTCGTTATAACAGACGATGTAGATATTCGTATTGAGAAACTACGACAGTTACGGGAGGAGCTAAAATTCGATAGAACGCAAGGGGGCGAGTGGAGTTTTAAACTAAAGTCTACGGGTGCAGTTCAAAGTGTTCCTAGTTCGTTTGCCTTCGCTGATATTATAGACGATAGAACGGGATTAGCTTTTACATCTGAAACCGAGTTGAATACGTTTTTAGGTGTGAGTTTAGGTTTTTTTTTTAATCCTGACGGTGTACAAATTGATCCTACTGACTTCTTTATTGAGGTTGCAAAGGGTAATGTACCAAAGCATTCATTGATTGTGGTGTTAGGTAGAAATGCAGACGTTGATACTACGATTGTAGATATGGGAATGTTAGACGTTAATTTCACATGGTTAACAGTAGGAACAACACTCACAGCAGTAAGCACAGACGCGTCAGATACTTTGCTTGGTACAGGAGCAAGAACAATAGAAATAGACGGTTTAGAGGCTGTAACATTTGACCCAATAACCGAGATAATCGAAATGGACGGAACGACTACAACAGTTGCAACGACTCAATCGTTTATAAGGATTAACAAAACCAAGGTTTTAACAGCGGGAGCATACGCGAGTACAACGGTAGGTGCAAACAATGGAAATATTAGTATTATACCGTCAGGTGGTGGAGCAGTACAATCATACATAGCAGACGTAGAAATAGACCCAGGAGCAAGCCAAGACTTCAAATATACCGTTCCAAATGGCTACACTGCAATTGTAGTAGGTGCGGGTGCGAATATAGACAGCACAAAAACGGGAACAATGGTATTTACTATTAGACCTGACGCTGATATAATAACAGCTCCTTTCTCGTCTAAGGTATCAACTATTAACATTGCGGGGTTTGCAGGGCTTCATACGGTACAAAGGGAGTCTTTAAACTTTAAACTGTTGGCTAAGACTGATATGTGGGCTTCGGGCGTTGCAGGTGTTAACAATACGGAAATGGAGGTGAGCGCGAGAATATTATTAATTGAGGATTAAACTATATAAATATGTCACACATCGTAATAACAAAGACACCCGTTAAATTAATCATAACCTATAACGACCAATCGGAAAATAATGACGGTTGGACGGTAAAGAATATTAATAGACGTTGTTTAAGTGAATGTAACGTAGTAGATGATACTGAAAAGATCGAGGTAACATTAAGAACGGGAGTTTCTTTCGAACTAGATTATACCGTAGTTGATACGGTTGACGGGGTTGCACCTACGGACAAAACAGACCTAGCAGACAAGTTAAGCGACTTGATATTATAAGAATTAAAACCTTGATAAACAGAAAGTTTATTTTGAATAAGTATAAATAATAATTAAATTAGTAGAAATTATGGCAGGAGTAACAATTAACGCGAAAGACACGAACGGAAACCCAATCTCATTAACTAATGTAGATTTATCCTACGATTTAGAGATCAGCACTATTGACAGTGAGTTATCATGGGATTTAATAACGGTTGATAACGCACCGAGTACAACAATAACTCCACATGTAGGAGGTAGACCAGATGATCGATCATGAGTAATTGGTCAAAGATTTGGTTTATTGTAGGTTTTATTTGTGCATTCTTAGCCTATACAGTGCATCCTTGCTTATGGCATGGTGCGTTCTATCATTTAATTTCGTTTGCTTTTGTAGGCTACACGAGAGCCTTATACCTTCAAACCAAGGGGGATTGGAGCCTAGCGGTATTCGTTGTTTGGCTTACTTGTATAAACTCATTCTTAGACGAGATGTTTTTTGATCCTAAAGAAATGCAATTAAATGAGTATCTTGGCTTTTTAGTAATTATACTAATTACAACAGTACAACGCAAACGATGGAGGCGCTAGAACAGTTTTTTAGATGGCTTGGTAAATGGCTAGACGATATAGGCTTAAATGTTGGCTTACTTGTTTCGGGTTTCTTTGGTACATTGTTATCATTAGAAGACCGCAAAGGATTAAACACATACGAAAAGATAATGGTATTCCTTTCGGGCGCTTCAATATCCGCTTACATAACGCCTATATTTGTTGAATGGTTTAATTTAAACGACTCTATTAAATACGGTGTTGGTTTTATGCTTGGGTTCTCAGGACTCAAAGGAATGAAGCTAATAATACTATACATAAAGAAACGATTCAGTAAAGACTAAAACTAACCACCTATCTATAACAAACCCCCTCATTGACTTGTTGGGGGTTTTTTCATGCCCCTACATAGCCCGTAAACACTAGGATTCACAAAATACTTTCAAGATAAGTATAATAAATAGTTGTTATATTCGAATGATTGCTTATATTTGTACCAGACGACAGACAAACACACTTAAAAATTAGCATTATGAAAAGCACAAAAATACAAACAGGGAAATACAAGATAACAAACAACGGTATAACGTTAGGGTATATCATTAATGATCCTGTTCGTAAATTGTGGACTATATCAAAGGACGAGTTTGGGACGAACGGAGCGCAGGAGTCAACAAAATGGCAAGCAATGAAACATTTTAAATAATGAACTGGAAAGATAAAATACTAGCAACCCACAAAGGGCAAACGGGATTCTTTAAAGAAATAGAAACATTAAAAATTAGCATTATGACACCAGAAAATTTAAAAATAGAACAAATTCAATTACTAATAGACTTCCTTAATAGCTGTGCGTATGCTGGAGAGAAATTCGATCTTAGTAATGAAATTCTAGTAACGGTTAAGGCTCGTGAAATATTAGAGTCAATAGAGAAGTCAATTAAATAACATTCGTTGTTTCGCTAATTCAGCGAATCCCCCAACTCGCGCACAGCCTCAACAGGTAGTCGCGGGTTATTGGGCGTATAACTTAAAAATTAATAGATATGATTACAGATGGACAATACCTAGATGCTCTAAGTCTTATAAGAGCGTACCAAATACAAATAGCTAAAGAGATAGAGGTTGAAACTATGAGAGAAAGAAGCATGAACGGCTTGTGTTTATGGAATGACTTTGATCACAATTGGAGTACTAGAACAAGAAATTGTTTAAAGTCTAGAGATGTAAATACAGTTGGTGAGTTGGTTTATTATAGCAAACGAACATTGAGAAGGTTTAGAAACATGGGCGACAAATCAATTACAGAGATTGTTGACTTCGTATCTTTGAATGGGTACAAACTAAAAAAATAACCAAATGAATTACGCAATAGAGATACTAACAAAAGACTTGGACTTACTTAAAAGGCTTCGGGTTAACTACCACAACGGAACAACAGTAAATAAACCATACGAACGTAAACTAGTACAACGTATTAAAGTGCTTAACAACGCTATTAGTAAAATAAAATATTAAGATTATGAAAACAAAAATAATTATTTACACTGCGATACTTACAGTAATATTTGCTGTAGTGCTTAATTCAGTATTTTTTTTCTTTGATAGAACACATCAATATGACTTTTCTAATTTTACTCTAGGTTGGTGGTCGGGTTTGTTTTATCTATCATGTAGAGACTTTTACAATAAAGCACTAAAAAAATCAATTCCACTAACTCACGATAAAATGTTAGAGTTCGGATTTACTAGCGTTATAGATGGTGATTGGATAACCTACGAACTAGATGGATTCGTCATAGGTGGTAAAAACAAAAACACACTAAGACTAAGCACAAAGGAAAGTGTAACTATATTATACGTGCATGAACTCCAGAATTTGGTATTTGCGCTCACTGGTAACGAACTAACTATTAATTAACGGTGCAATACGCCACTTTACAAATAAAGACGCTTAGAGCGTGAAAACGAATAGATATGAATGATATTTTGTATAACGACCCGAATAGCGAATCAATAAAGAGTGTACGTATGCCATTAGAAGACGCTATGTACTACAATGAAATGGTTGTAAATAATGACTTTAGCAGGTTGTATTCTGAAATCCAAGCTAATTCATTTGGTCGCATTGGGATAGCATTTGATGGTTCAAATTATCATTCACATTACTATTCATTTGGAGATTAAACAAACAACTATGAAAACACCTAAACTATCATACATAAATTCAGGTACACCATGCCCAAAATGTAAAGTGCGTTCAACGTGTGGCTGTAAATCCTGTAACTCTAGAAGGAAAATGCCAAGACAAAGAAAGCGTAAGTTTGTCGATGGTGAACTAGAACAATGTCCATATTGCAGAGGTATTTCTCATTGCGATAGTTGGTTAGATTCAGACTTCGAAGATTATAATAAAAACATAGAACTATGAGTATTAATAAAAGTGATTTAAAAAGTATGGGTTTTGATGTAATTACAAACTCAGGAGTACAGGAGCTAGTGCATCTAAATATCAAAAACGGAGGGTTAGGACTTAATCCTAAGCGGATAACTAGAAAGCAACGTCGAGCGGAAGAACGTAAAAACAAACAATCCTGAACTTTTAAACCTTTAATTGGATTTTTATTCGTAAATTTGATACGTTAGTTCTGCTGAAAGGCATCTCTGAAACTAGCCAGAAAATACGGATATTATACTTTTCGCAAAGTAAATCAATATAAGAAGGTTAACGAGTTCAGAGACGTTAGCCTTTTTTTGTGGACTACAATTGACAATAGGATGTAGCTCAGATGGTAGAGCTGTTGTTAAGGCAATGAAAGTCCCGTTGAGGGCAGCGAGGGTTCGAGTCCTTCCATCCTGTCAATTGTTGTTTATAGTGGAACTGCTATTCAGTTAGTAGCAATCTGAATCCAAGCACAAAACTACATAACGGATAAGACCTAAGATAGCAGTATTGCACACTTTTAAATTTAGGCAGGGTCTTCTATGACTTGTTGCCCACCTAAAGCCTCATTCGATTCCTTGACTCATCGGAAGCAGTTTGGTAAGTGAATTAATGGTCAACTTCTTTAAACCTAATGGGGAGGGGGAGTTGACTTGTTTTTACTTACCTATTCTTAAACCTTAATCTATCAAAAGCAGTGAGTTATAGAATTAACAATTAAACACATGAATATAAACGAACAGATTACAGAACTAGAATTACAACAGTCCAAACTTAGAAAGTTAATGGATGACACGTCAACAAGTGGAGTTATAGTATCACAGGGATGGGGTAGAAAGCCTTTATTCATTCAGGGTACGCCACCAAGTATATTTGCAATGGAAGCCTACAGAGATACGGAGGTTATGATTCAAGAACTTAGACTCAAACAAACGAAAGCGGAAAGAGTAGGTAACACATAGTAACAACATAAACAATAGAAAACATGAAAGATTTAAAAAAGATGCACGGTACTTGGTGGAAGTTTGAAAAGTTCCTTATTTCTAATTTTGGTAAAGATTACCACGATAATTTAAGTGGCTTCGAAGCAATGGATAAGGTTGCTAAGTACGTAAAATCAAAAGCCCCTGAAATAAAGATTGTTAGATGTGACGACTCATTTCACGCAAGTTCTGACTTAGTTCTTGTTCCTCACCCAAAGCATGGAATTACGGTTATATTCATACCTCAATGCACAACTATTAACAATCAGTTCTTCTTGTACGAGAACCACTTAAAGACTCTTACAAAAGAATTAGCGTTGATGAAAGGGGTTTATAAAACAATAACGACAAAGCACGTCCCATAAAGACAATTAAACAATTAGTAACAGTATAAACGATTAACTATGAATTACGAACAAAAAGCGAAGGAGCTAGTAGAGAAGTATACGCCTCATGCTAAAACTTGGGATTGTTACAACGATGCACCGCTAGAAGAGGATCACGCCATCAAATGCGCACTAATAGCGGTAGACCAAATAATAGAGGCGTTATTTGAATACGACAATAACACGGAAGAACACCTAAAAGAAGATTTCCCTAAATACTTTAGTTGCGAACTACAGAACATGGATAGAGATTTAAACTACTGGCAGGAAGTACGCAAAGCAATAGAGGCACTTAAACAATAAACAACATGGCAAGAGTATGTACAAAAGGATGCGAAAGTAATATTGGGAATTGTGGAAACCCATATCCAAATAGTTCGAAACCGAAAATAACACGAGCATTAATAGTTAAAAAGGAGTGGTTAGATAAGATTTTCGACGAAGGTAAGGTTTGGGAAATGAGAACCACCCGAACGAATATCAACGAAAGAATAGGATTAATTGAATCGGGAACAGGTTTAATTATGGGCGAAGTGGATGTTATGGGATGTTACGAAAAGCCAATAGCACCTATAAAAAGATATATTCCATATCATAAAGTTGAAGATTTAGAACTCATAAAAACTTGGAAATGGGCGTGGTTTCTAAAGGATGCCAAACGATACAAAGAACCTACACCATACAAACACCCAAAAGGTGCGGTTATTTGGGTTAAGATCAATAAACAACCCTAATTTTTATTATACGTAACTTACACAAAAATAGAAAGCTATGAAAAGACCAACTATAGAAGAAATTCACCAGGTAATGGTAAACAATGACATGGTTATATTTACAAAACCCTTCGATGTAACGCTATTTGCAATACGCACTAAAGATAACCGATCAAACAAGTTCAATGATTGGTTAGGAGCGTCCTTTTACACTTCTAACGGAGGTATACAAAGCACAATAGTAGAAGCAACAACAGACGCGGGTTTATATTATCGTGAACACCCAATGAATATAGACGGTACTGCAATCATTCAACACGGTGTACAGCACAGGGGAGCGTATACTTACATGAAAACAGGAGGACACCGAGGGCAAGAAGCGTTTAGACAAACTGGTAAAATGGGTTACTGGCGTGATGCTGACCGTGACGAGTACCTAAACTTTGACGGTGAAGTACGGCACGATATCTACAATACCAACATTCACGACATGGGAACGGTAGGAAACAACGTAGGCAAATGGAGCGCGGGTTGTGTTGGATCAGTTAACGAAAATATGGACTTACTCTACAAGGTAGCACAAGTTCAAATAGACCACGGACACGGTAGTAAATTTAGTTTGGCCATGCTTCACGAAGATATGTTTTAAATAATTCGTACATTGCAATTCATTGTATTTCATAATCTTGAATAACATTCTCGTTATAGATATAATTTTTAAGTGGATTAGGTACATTAAAGGGTTGCGTGGAAGGCACCCTTTTTTAGGCTCTAAACATTATTTTATAATAAATAGTTGGTATACTCGAATATTGTTGTATCTTTGTAAGGTAGCAAGTAAGCAACACACTTAAAAATTAGCATTATGACAACTTCAAATAAAATATCTTGCCCTAGATGCGGAGGAAGCGGTAAAACAGAACACACACATGTAGTTGAGGGTACTTGCTTTATGTGTTACGGTTTTGGTGAAGTATTACCACAAAGAGTTGGAGAACTTACAGAAAAAGCAAAAACTAGAAAAGCCAATAAAGAGTCTAAAATACAAGCGATATATGCCGAACAAAAAATACAAGAAGAAAACCGTTGGGATTTATACCACGTATGGCAGAATGCTAAAAATGTAATATATTTCAATAACAAAAAAGAACAAGCAACAACAGTTAGTGATTCTCTAATTAATAAAATTAATGGAATATCGAACATAGTTTTAAATGATAATTCAACAGAGTCGGAGGTGCGCGAAATGTTAAGCAACTACTTTAAAGATGCTTCTTACTTGTTTAAATACCAAGTTTCAAAATGGACACTAGAAAACTATAACTTTTCTTTTATGGTTATTCCTGACGATTACGATTTAGAGTTAGGAAGTGGTATAATTCATATATTTGAATCTGAACAAACTAACTAACCCCTACCTAACGGACACCGCCACCCCTCGAAAGTTGGGTGGATTGGTGCGTAAAACTTAAAAATTATATTATGGAAAACACATACACCCCACCACCAACAAGAACGGTATACCCTGACAAAGATCATTTAAGGACAGAGCCGAACTACACTAACATTAACGATTTAGAAAGAGAGAAGTTCTTTACTACTTGGAATAAGGAGTTAGTCGAAAAAACAAGACAATTAAACTTTAATAAACAACTAACACAATAGATTATGGCATTATATTTTGTAGAAGGAACGGTAAGCGTTCGAATTGATGTAGAAGTAGAAGCAAACTCCCTAGAGGACGCAGAAAAGAAAGCGTTAAACGATTTTATATCAGAACAATTCCATCTGAATATTTCAGGTAGCGACTTGAATGCTGGGCAATATGACGGTGAAACCTATAACAACTAACACAATGATTAACTACATTTTAATTATAGCTATCATACTAGTTATAACAGGAGGTGTATACTCATACTTAAAAGACTAAAACAATAGATTATGGAAAATATAAAAGATGAATTAGTTTCGTTTGAAACGGCAAAACTAGCGAAAGTGAAAGGGTTTGATTTGGAGTGCTTAGATTTTTACGGTAAAGATATAATATTAAAGCAATTTGAATTGTTCCAATGTCAGAACAGATGCAAAGAGCATAGGAATAGCAATAACCCTATTAGTATTTCGGCACCTACCCAAGCACTGTTACAACGTTGGCTTAGAGAAACTAAAGGTTTGCATATTGAGTTGGGTCTTGTCGATTCACCTAACGATTATTGGGTTAGAGTTGATGATGAAAACGGATCAGCTTTGGAAACTACATGGAACAAAGACCCAAGCATCATGTTAAAAACCTACGAACAAGCTTTAGAGTACGGATTGTTCGAAGCACTTAAAACTTTAAACTAAACACTATGAACATCAAAATAATCGAAGGGTATCCAGACTATGAAGTTAGCACTTGTGGTAAGGTGTTTAGTAATAAACGAGGAAAAGTAAGGGAACTTAAAAGTACGGTAAATTCACGTGGATATTTACAAGTTGCCTTGTATAATGAAGGATTATTAGGAGCTATGAATGTACATAAATTAGTCGCGATGGCTTTTCTTGGTTATAAACCAGACGGAATGAAGATTGTAGTTGACCATATTAATTGCGTAAAAACAGACAACAACGTGTCAAACCTTCAATTGATAACCCAAAGAGAGAACTCATCCAAAGACAAAAAGGGTGGCACATCTAAATATATAGGAGTTATCAAGCTTGGGCGTATTTGGAGAGCTAATATAAGTATAGGAGGAAAGCAAAAATATTTAGGAACTTTTAATACTGAGCTAGAAGCATCAGCAGCCTACCAAGAGGCATTAAGTAAAATAAATTAAAAACAAAACTATAAGCTATGAATATCAAGGCGGAGATTACAACAACAGAGATAAGAGAGCAAAACGTTATGTTTATAAAATCATTTACTTGTCAGTTACACGTCAACGGTGAATGGTCAGGTGATTTGTGCCGTCCAACCCGCGAAGAGTTACAGAGTTTATGTGACCATATCAAAACACAAACAAACAAATAATTATGTATTTAGACGAACTAGAAAGAGTAACGGACTATATCCACCAAATGGAATTAAAGAGCCGTAAAGACGAGTTTAAGTTTCAACGGTACTATCTTATGAAATACTTACGACAGGGCACTACGTTAAGCCTAGAGAACATTGGGAAGATATTTGGCAAAGATCACGCAACGGTAATTAACGCACTAAAGAGGGTGAATATATTAGAGCCTCACATGGATTACCAAATGTACACTAATGAACTAGCTCTACAGTTTCCAATGGAAGGGTTACTTGTTAACTCTAACATACCAAACGGAGGGTATTTAACACAGAGCCTACTCACATTAGAAATGCAGTTGTTTTTTTCCAAACCCAGACTAAACCAAGCACTATGAAAATTAGAACCGTAATAGACACAACCATAGACTACTACTTTAGCAAGCGTAACGAACGCCAAATGATGCAAGCGTTATTGTACGGAACGGTGTTAAACCTAACACAACAGGAAGTGGCAAAAGAAATGAACCTCAGTAGAAAAGACGTGAGACTATTTATTAACTCGATAGGTCACAAACGAGCAGAGAACAAAACCTTTGCTGATGCCCATTCAATAACTTGTAAGAAGGTTGAATCATTCGCGGTACAACATATTAACAAACGACACCTAAAAGACGTTAGAGGCATTGTAAATAGATTAGTAGTTAAACGAAATATATTAATAGTTAAAGAAAGTAAATTATGATTAAAACAATAGGAGACTTTGATATATGGTATAAGCGTTGTGAACATTGCGGACACGACACGGCCAAAAGCACCCCACCACCAAAGAACGAAAATAAGAGATGTTGGAAATGTGGACGCGGTATTAGTCGAGATTACAGCGATAGAGCATTAAAACCTAGTTTCGACAATTCACGAAACACTTTAACCCTCTCCCCCTCACAAGGGAGTAACAACAAATAGAAGATTATGAAAGATATAGATGACGAATTAACCAGTCATGCAATGCGCTTAGCTCAAACAAGTCTAGAAGAAGATTGGAAAGGCGAAGATTACAGTAATAAATGGATTAGTGTGGAATATAGGATACCAGAATTAGGCGAGCGAGTAATTGTGTTTTGTGAGTCACAAGGCGCTCAACTTTGCTATTTGGGACATGAAAACGAATGGCATATAACTTACAACATGACGAAAGCATACTTAAACATTACTCATTGGATGCCACTACCAACCCCACCACAAACGAAGAACTAACAGTATAAACAAATAACAATTAGAAACTATGGAACACGAAGATAAAGCAAAGGAGTTGGTAGAGAATTTTATGAACTACGTAGATGGAGGCATGGAAGACTCGCACTTCAACAGAACTGAATCTGCCAAAACTTGTGCAATAATAGCAGTTAAAAACGAATACCATTCATTACGTGAGATGTTGTTTAATCTAAGAGCGTGTGGAGTAATAGAAAGCGGTAAGGTGTATTTGTCAAGACTCCAAGGATTAATCGACGAAGAGAAGGAAGTAATCGAAACTATAAACAATTTTAAATAGCAGTAGATTAGATAATTATTCGTATATTGCAACTCGTACCGTTCTCACATTATAGGTACAAAAGGAATTTAAATTAACCTTGTAATGAAAGTAGACGTGAGAACCTACTGGATTTGCAAGGTTTTTTTTATACATAAACATTTATTATTATGCCAAATCACATTACAAACAGATTAAAGTTTATCGGAACAGATGAACAAGTAAAACTAGCAGTTGAGAAGTATTCAACATTCAATGACAAAAAACCTCGTAAATCATATGACGGAAAGTTCACCTATGAGAAAGAGGGTGAAAAATACGCGTTGGGATGGTTAGATAAAGAAACGGGTATATTTAGCCGTAGAAACATGGAGGACGTTAAAGGTGTTCCAGTAGGATATAAACAAGACTTTGAAGACGTATGGACGGCAATGCCAGATTTTAACAAAGTAATTCCACAACCTAATAATATTTTTCATGGTGCTTTAGGAAATAAAGAAAAAGAGATGTGTGCAAAAGAGGGTCGCCCAACTTGGTATGAGTGGAATATAAAATACTGGGGAACAAAATGGGGAGGGTATACATATGAAAAGATTTCAGATAATGAATTCGAATTTCAAACGGCTTGGTCTAGTGTACCTTTAATTATTCACGCTATTAGTATTGCTTTTCCAGACTTAGAAATTGATTACAAGTATGCAGATGAAGACACGGGTAGCAATGTTGGACACTTAAAATTCAAACAAGGTAAAGAGATGTTTCGTAATATACCTGACAACGGATCAACAGAAGCGTTTACACTGGCGTTTGAATTAAATCCTGACGATGGCGAGTATTATGAACTAATCGACGGTGAATGGACTTATAAAGAAGAAGCTTAATCATGGCAGAAGATAAAAAATCAGTATTGCTCTATTGTGACCTAATCCACACTATTGAAAAGATGGATGATGAAACAGCGGGGCAATTCTTTAAGCACTATTTAAGGTACATAAACGACCTACACCCTAAAACGGATAATCTAATTGTCGATGTTACATTTGAGGCTGTTAAACAAAGTCTAAAGCGCGATTTAATAAAGTGGGAGGTTAAAAAGACGGGGCAATCACTTGCGGGAATCGAAGGAAACCTAAAACGTTGGCACATTGATTTATACGATGAATACAAAAAAGGTGTTTATACATTACAAGACGCTGTTGATATCGGTAAGAGTCGCGAACCATCGCCACCCGATCCTACCCGATCCACCCCAATCGCGGAAATCGCTGTTAGTGTAAGTGATAGTGTTACAGTTAGTGTAAGTGAAACAGATATAAACAATAATACACCGCCTAGCGTCGATGGGTTTGATTGGATTAATCTCTTAGCATTGATAAACAAAACATTCGGTAGGGAGTTTAAGAAGATAAACGACACTGTAAGGGCAAAGTACAAAGCACGTATTAAGGAGGGTTATACCAAGGAGGATATAACCAACGCAATTAAGAACTGTAAAAACGATTCCTTCCATAAAGACAAAAACTACAAGCATTGTACTCCTGAGTATTTCAGTAGATCAAACACACTAGACCTACATAGCGCGGTACAAGACACAAAACCAATAGACATAAGAACTAATCATATTATGGAACAAGTACGTAAAGCCGAAGAGTCATGATTTTACCACAAGGACATAGTACAAAGTACTTAACAGACTACCGAGATGGATTAATTCCAATGGGTAAAGGTTTGGGTTGTGATTTAGATAAGCACTTAGTGTGGAAGGACTCACAGCTTAACATCATTCTAGGGCATGATAACGTAGGAAAAACGTATTTCATCGAGTGGTACTTCCTAGCGTTGGCAACTATCCACAATATGACATTCACATTATTTATGGACGAAAACCACGCAGGAAAGATATTCAGGGATTTAATGCAGATGTTAGCGGGTAAGCCATTTAAGGAGCTATCAGACCACGAACTAAAACATTATGAATGGTTTATAGATAGACACTTTAAAATCGTAGACAACTCACGAAGGTACACACCTGACGAATTAATAGATATATTCAAGAACTCGAATACAGATAATTATTTGATTGATCCGTACAACGCGCTTAAAATGTCTATGGGTTACGGTGCAAACTATGACGTACTAAACGAGTTAAAGATGTTTACTAAGCAAACAAAGAAAACTATCTACATGAACGCACACCCCGCAACGGCAAGCGGTAGACGAGCAGGCGGTACTTACGCTGAGGGTCACGACTTCGCAGGTCACATTATGCCACCAGTAAAGGCAGACATTGAAGGAGGTAAACCATTTGCAAACAAAGCCGACGATTTTATATTAGTGCATAGACTACTAAAACACCCTAGTATGTGGAAATATACCATGCTCGAAGTCGACAAAGTAAAAGACACGGACACAGGAGGCAAGCCCACGGTTATGGATTTACCAATACTACTAGACTATAACTTCGGATTAGGCTTTAAGGTCAACGGAAAAGATGTAATTAAACGACTACCACTACCAGAACAAACAACACTAAGACCGAATATAAACTTTAGCACTCCAGAAGAAAGGGGCTTTTAAACAATAGAAATTATGATAACAGACAGAAGAATAAAATATTTAGTGAATCTTTTACCTATGAGTGAAGATAAATTAAAGAATAAGTATTGGGAAGGGTTTGAGAAATACGCTACATACACAGGTAGTGGAACTTACCAATGGCAAGGATTAATTAGTTCAGACATACGAGAACTTTGGCTTATGGGTGTGTTATGGAAAGAGAGTATTGAATTTAAACAAGAGTAATTATGAAAGTATTAAACTTATACGCATGCCTAGGGGGTAATAGATTACTTTGGGAGGACTGCGAAGTCACAGCGGTTGAACTTGATCCAGAGTTAGCGAGAATGTACCAGGAACGATTCCCAAACGATACGGTAATAGTTGCAGACGCACACCAATATTTACTAGACCACTACAAAGAATTCGATTTTATATGGAGTTCGCCACCGTGTCCAACGCATAGCACAGTTAGAATAACACAGCAAAATACAGAGAATTTTAAACCATTATTTCCAGATATGAAGCTGTATGAAGAGATTATTTTCCTACAAAATCACTTTAAAGGCAAGTATGTAATTGAGAATGTTATCCCTTATTACACACCATTAATAGCGGCACAAAAAAGAGGAAGACACTTGTATTGGACAAACTTTATTATTCCAAATATTTTAGGCGAAAGGAAAATTAAAATTTCATCAGGTAAAGATGAACGTAAAAAACTATGTGAATTTCATAACGTCGATGAGACATTTTTAGACGGGTACAAAGGAAATCAAGACAAGAGGAAAATAGTACGTAACTTGGTAGACTACGAAGCTGGGTTAACTATCTACAATATTATGCGCGGAGTTCACGAAGCCAACCAAACAAATCAAACCGATATATTCTCACAAGGAGCATGATAATCGTCAAGAATAAACAACACTAAAAATAAATTATGAACAAGAAAGAAGAAGATATTTTAAAACTTGGATTTGATGCAGGGAAGAAAGCAATAGACATGCACCCTGACGATGACTCTTACGACTTTGTAAGAATGAAAGAGGCGAGGGTGTTAGTTGAAAAATTAACTATAGCCATTGTAAGTAAAAGTGCTATTTGTAGTGGATGTAACCGACCTAAACCAACTGTTAACAGATACGCGTTTGATGGGATGTGTGCAGACTGCGTTACAATGTCGCTGTATGATTATAACTTTACTGAAAAAGCGAAAAAAAGAAACGAGGAACTAAAATAGCATTGTTGCTAACAACTGAATAAAAAACATTAAATAATGCCTGTAACCTACCATAAACTAACAACCACACTTACAGACATACACTACGACTGTTCCAAAGTAGGTTACATAGAACGAATAGGAGACATGTACTCAATCGAAGTCTACAACATGCCGCTTAACCTACGAATAGAACACAAGCAATATATCAAAGGAACGATTAAACGAATAATACGCGACCACCACGCAAGACAATACAAGCTAATGGTAATGCGACACAACCTCAGAAACAGTAAGATGTACGGCAAGGTGTATGTAGAATTTCAAATACTGGATTAAATAAACACTAATAAATAGTTACTATATTAAATATTATAGTTATATTTGAGGACACTTAAATAATTATAGATATGGAATTAGGAATAACAAAAGGAGATTGGAAAGCGTTAATAGTTGAAACTAATCTAGTTGATAGATGTTTCGTGCAAAAAGAATCAATTCATTTATGTGAGGTATTTGGAGAATCAACAGAAGCAAAGCAAGCCAACGCCCAACTAATAGCCGACGCAGGAACAACAGCAAACAAGTGTGGACTATTACCTAGTGAGATACTAGAGCAGTTAACCGAATGTCAGGAAGCATTGAAAGAGTTTATCGATTTCCCAAAAGAAGATATAGAATATTGGATTGAAGACGGGCGACCCGTAACAATAACAGTAAGGCACGATACATTACGAAAAGCATTAGAAGCACTAAACCAATAACATCATGGAATCAACAAATCAAATACAGGTAACTATCGACTATTCAATAGACGAGTTACAGGCTATGGTAGACGCAGGACGAAGACAACACGAAGAGAGTCCACTAACAACACTACCAACTATAAGAATAACTAGTACAGGTACTAAGATCAAAATGGAATTATTAACTACTTGTTCAGTCGAGGAAAGCACAGAAGATGCCTAAACCAACCAAATTCGACAAAGAGTTCTACTTCGTCATGAGGGATGAAATCCACGCAAAGCACCACGAAGACGGAGCAATGGTATCAAAGGTAGGATTGCACGAAGTACTAAAGATGTACGCAGATTTGGAAGGTGTAAGCATGGCGACAATAGAACACGAAGAACTACAGCAATTGAAGGAATTCACCAAACAATACGCACTAGAGCATTGCGGTATTGAATACGATAAAGACAAACGAATACAACTAAATTTTAAAAGATGAAAACAAATTGGAACAAAGAAGAGGTTAACGGGTTACTAGATAAAGCAATAGGACTTAAAGATAACGACATTATGAGCTGTCCAAGTTGGACTCATGACAAACTCGAACAATTCAAAAAGGATAACGGACTACTCCCTACGCTAGAAGAAGGATGGTATAAATTTAATGGGTGCCCTGATTATCTAATGTATAGAGCAGAATCGTTTTTATATGGATTCAGAACAAATGGTGCATGGATAGATCATAGTCCAGATGATAATGGTCTTTCCTCTGCGGGTAAACTAACCCCAGCAACCCACGAAGAAGTAGAGACAGCATTAAAAGCCGAGGCGATTAAACGAGGGTTTAAGGAAGGGGTTAAGTTTGGAAATTTAAGCGGTGGAACTTCAACGGCTAAATTCAATGTAGATAATCCTAAAACCTTTTGGAATAGGTCTAACGCTTGTACAATGTATAGGTTTAATATGTCAATATGTAATAATGGCGGTGTAATTTATCGTGACGGAAAATGGGCTGAAATAATCGACAACCCAGAGGTAAACGAATTCACAATAAAAGAGCTAGAGGAGCTAACAGGTAAAACAAACATTAAAATAATTAAGTAATGGAAAGCACAACAATTGAATGTCCAGAATGCGAGGGAGAACGTCAAATAGAGATGCTAGACTGTACGATGGGTTCTTCATCTATGTGTTGTGGTGGGTGTTACAAATACGTTCCTTGTACAGAGTGTGAGGGGAATGGTGAAATAGAAAAACAATAAAAAATGAGTGAAAATTTAACACATTATCGAAAAGTATTTAAGAGCGATCACTTAGGGGTTGCAGACTTGGAGGAAATGACAGAAGAGGGTAAACCTTTAATATTTACAATAACTGAGGTTAAACAAGAATGGGGCGTAACGGTTGCGGGTCGAAAGGGAGACCATAACATAGCGTATTTTAAGGAGGATATGAAGCCACTAGTTATTAACTCAATAAATTCAAAGGTTATTAAAGCGTTTGCAGATGGAAGTCCTTTTGTTGAGGATTGGTCAAACATTACAATTGAATTATTTGTTGATTCTACAGTTAAAATGAAAGGCGAAGTAGTCGGAGGTGTAAGGATTAGAAATGTACAACCTAAAGCCAAAGCGAAACCTGTTTTTACAGAGGAAAACTTCCCAGTAGCAAAAGAGAAAGGATTTAGTATCGACCAAATAAAACAGTTTTACGATGTGTCGGAGGAAATGGAAATAAAATACAACGACTATGAAGCAAAGAACTGAGGAATGGTTTAACGCAAGAGAGGGGCGTTTTACTTCATCTCGTATTAGTGAGCTACTAGGCATAAAGGGACTAGGTAAGACAGGGTTAACATACATTCAAGAGAAAGCTATAGAAAAAGCATTTGGACGCGACAGAGAGGAGCAATTCGTTACGTTTGACATGCAACGAGGTATAAACCTTGAACCCGTAGCGTTTGAAATATTCGCAGAACAAATGGGGTTAGAGTTTATTGAGGTTAAGGAGGCTGAGTTCTTCCCTTATGGGTTGGATTCTGGCTCTTCACCTGATGGACTAGTTGGAAAAGATGCTGTCTTAGAGATCAAATGTCCTAAGCCGAATAAGTTTTTCAACCTAGTTCTACATGGAGAGTCGGTTATTGACAAAGGCTATATTGCACAAATGCAACATCAAATGTTATGCACCAACTCGAAAAGATGCCATTTCTTCAACTACATAGTTTACAATAACGAGCCTATGCACCATGAAATAATCATCGAACGTGACGAGGTTATGATTGAATTTATGAAAGAAAGGATTGAACAAGCAGTAATCGAGCGCGACAAATACGTTAAGGAATTACTAAAGAAATAAGTAAAATATTACGGATTAACCTATAAAAAGAGTAGTTATTAGTAACATATTACGGAAAAACAACGGCTATCATAGTAACAAAAACAAAACAATGGGATTAAACGAAAACGGAGCAAACGAACTACGCAAACGAACATGGAAGTACATGAACAAAAAGGATAGAGTTACTTCCTACAGGATTTGCAAAGACATAGATATAAACTTATCAACCCTACCAAGATTTCTAAGCGGTAAGGGTATGGAGTACAACAACATGGTAAAACTAGATAACTACTTAGAGTTGAAAGGGTATTAACCAATTAAAGAAATAGATTATGAAAGATCGAAAAGGAAAGTGCAGACGGTGCAAGAAGGAAGTAAACACAGAAGATATAAGACGTCAGTACGGAAGTTGTAGCCATGTTTATATGCTAAGTTATTGTTCTGCACAGTGCTACACTAAGGACGTGATAAAATGAAACTACTTAGAAACATAATATACACCTCAGTATGTGTAGGTATAGGGTACTTGATATTCTTGTGTTTAAACAAGTGTCACGAATCGAAACCAGAGCCAACGAAAGAAAAGGGATGGGGATATCTACACGAAGAAGCAAACTAACGGATTAGATATGGCACGTTGAACAATAACTTAAATTAATAAACAAATGAATTGGATTAAAAGACTATTTAATAAAAAAGAACCTAAACAATGTGCTATATGTGGTGTTAGCAGTAGTTATGAATTTTACATATTTGAAGGTAATAGCATAATGGTTGATAGAGATGTTGCAAAAATGCAAGAAGGTGGATGGGAGTTAGCTGGTGAAGTTGCAACTAAGTTTGGGTATAACGGTGGTATGCCAAGAATGATTGTACCACTAAAGCGTAAAATTTAATTACTGCTAACAAGGAAATATAAAACACTAACCGATTTAGTAAACTAAATGAAGCGAGAACCAACACAAAATTAAATGAAGTATTCAAAAAGGCTAACACTAAACAAAAGAAATAGTTTATGGGCTATTTACATTAAAGGCAAGTTCAAATCAGACTTCCCGACTTTTGAATCATTCTGTGAGATATTGGTACGAATACGACAAGTAAATAGATTGTACAAATGAAGCGAGAACCAACACTTAAACCCTGTGCAAACAAAGACTGTGATAAACAATTCATGCAGTATAAAAGCACTGTTAAGGTTTGTTCAATGGCTTGTGCTATCCAAGACGCTAAAACCAAACGAGTAACCAAGGACGCTAAAGAATGGAGGGTAGAGAGGAAGAAACGAAAGGACAAACTAGAGACAGTCCAAGACCTACTAAAGAAAGCACAAAAGGTATTTAATACTTTCATAAGGCTAAGAGACAAAGACCAACCCTGTATTAGTTGCGATAGAAAGTTAGGCACTAAGTATGATTGTGGGCACTATTTTAGTTCAGGAGGTCACAAAAGCGTAACGTTTGACGAATCAAATTGTCATGCACAATGTATCTACTGTAACCAACACCTACACGGTAACCTATTAAACTATCAAATAGGCATTAAAGAACGCATAGGAGCGCACGAATTGATCGAGTTGAATGGTAGAGCACATTTAGAATTTAAACCCAGCAGGGACGAACTAAACGAATTGATAGATAAATACAAATCAAAGATTAAAGAATTAAATAGTGATTAGCTTGCGAGTGTGGTAAATAGTTGTTATATTTGAACTCACTTAAATAATTATAGATTATGCCACCATTAAACATTTACGAATTCGAAGCGCAAGGTGTTCTTGTTACAATTACAACCTATGGAGACGAAGCAGCAGCAGAAGCAATACTATCTGGAACTGTTAAAAACCCTGAATTATTCACCCTAAACAACTAAAACCATGAGAGAGATAATAGGAATGCCCCAACAATGTATAGCGGAAGGAAAAGAACTTGTAAACGCTCACGGCTACGACAAAGCACTAGAGATACTAGATGAACGTATGAAGGCTAAAACCCAAGAGCACGCGTTAGTGGACATAAGAACGGACACACAGTTGAAGATAGACTTAGCATGTAAAGTAGACTTTCTGAGTCAAACGAAGCAAGCAGTAATAATTAATAAGTAACGGATATGGAAGTAATAGAATTAATAGGTAAAACCCTAACGGAAGTAATTAATAACGATGATGAATTAATATTTGTTTGTGATAATGGAGATAAGTATAAATTGTACCACTCTCAAGATTGTTGTGAATGTGTTAGTATTGATGATATTAATGGAGATTTATCTGACCTAGTAGGTAATCCAATACTAAAAGCTGAGGAGGTTAGCAACGAGCCATTTGAAAACGCTTTTAATGATAGTTTTACGTTAAAGGAAGGTGATTATAGCAAGAAAGATAAAGAGGGTGTGTACGAGCCTGACTCATGTACATGGACGTTCTATAAGTTCGCAACCATTAAAGGATATGTAGATATTCGTTGGTATGGTGAGAGTAACGGTTATTACTCTGAAGGTGTGGATTTCGCTAAATCAGATTCAAAGGGTAATTTTAGAGGTTGGTAATAAACGCAACCCCAAACGAAGCAAGCAATTAAACTAAACAAATAGAGATGGAACAGACACCAGTAGAAGAGTTAAAAGAATGGAACGATAAAGAAAAGTTCTATACAAAGTCGTGGATCAGTATAAATGTACAGTTGAAAAAAGCACTCGACAAAGAGAAAGCGCTCCAAGCAAAGCACGAAGAAGAACTGGAACGCGCTAACGATAGAACTTTTAAATCTAATAGCGTTTGCGTTGATGAATTGAAACGTAGAGATGAACAGCTTAAACAGAAGGTTATTAAGGCTTATGAAGCAGGGTTTGGAGAATGTGTACAAGATTTTGCTTCTAACGCTACAGCCTACTACGAACGAACACACGTAACCCCCGTAAACAAATAGAGATGGAACAAACAGCGATAGAGGAATTAACATTTAGCACAAAATACCTTATAGCTTTTCATAATACCGAAAGCGAAGACCATGAAATTATAGGTAAGTTATTTATTAAAAATGGTATTATTGCCTTTGATGGCGATACGGATAAGTCAGCTAAAATACTAATGGATCAAGTGTTAAGTATGGCTAATTCCCAACTCCAAGCAAAGCACAAGGAAGAGATTAAAGCGGATAAAGAAGTTATTCGACACACAATAGCAAGGGCTATTAGGGTAGCGACCAACGAAGGATTATCTAGTGCCTCCGCTAATGCTAGAATAATAATTGGTGCTCTTGAGGATTCAGGATATGAAATAATCAAACCAAAACTAACCCCCGTAAAGGACTAAACACCGTAAACACTAAGGAACTATGAATAAAGAAAAAGCAGTAGGCAGAGCTATTTGGATTGTAAAATTCGGAATGATTGCATTTGGGTATTTGGCATTGTCAATGTTTCAACACACAATCAACCCTCTTAACTTTCATTGGTTAGCAACTGTGTTATTTATCGTATGGACTTTAATTTGGTTAAAAGCAAAAGTAACCCAAACAAAAGGATAAACACCGACTAAAACAAAGAGCATGTACGAAACGTTAATAATATCGTGGTTGTTGGCTGTAATTATTATTTTTACTAAACGAACTAAGAAAAACAAACATGAATAAAATAAAAGCGATATACTTAGTATTTTTTAAAGGGTATTCAGTTGTTAGATTTTGTGGTGTCGAAAAAGATGCGAATAGTAAAGAATACGGTGCTTGTAGTGTTGGTATGGAATACAACTACGGACACAATGGTAGTTGGGGAGTTGGAGACACGCCAGCAGAAGCGGTTATCGACTGTTTTAAACAAACTAAGAAAAACAAATAACATGAAACGACTAAAAACAATAGCATCATTTGCTTACTTCATATTCTCTATGATATGGCTATTCACTATTTACATGATAGCACGAACACTAAAAACCCCGTTCTTTAACTTAACGATAGACCCTTTTGGATCATGGAAGCTATTTAACGAACAGGTAGAACGAGACACCGCAATAGTGACAATAACAATATTAACGTTAATAGGCTTTTACTTTCTATCGTGGTGGTGGTTCCTAATAGC